CGCTCTTCCGATCTGCGTTCTTTATATTCTTCAACAACTTGGTGGTGTTTTTTTTCTTTTTTAATTCTACAAATAAATGCATGATAAGCTATTGTTGTAAAATATCCAAATGGAGAAAATCCTTTATTGAGTTTAAATTTTTTATGCAAAATAGCTTGATACATTTTAACGATAGCATCTCCAACCATATCCGATATGTAAGAATAATTCATGAAGTTCGGGGCATGTGAAAGACCATAAGCAATCCTCTGGATGCAATCTGCAAGATAATCTGTAATTACATCGTCTTCATAGTATTTTGTGAGAGCATCTTCAAAATCCTTGGCATTCACATAATGTGGCTTATCTTCCCTTTTTTTTCTTTTTTTCTTTAAAGGTGCTTCTTCTGTTTTTTTAGTATCATTTTTCATTTATTTTAACTTTCTGGTGTGGAATATTTTCTTGTTCATAAAATTCTTGTCTTTTCATTTGATGTTGCATCCCATAATAAAGTTGGTCCGCTATATCCACAATGTATAGCGTATTTTTACTTTCATGTAATCGCAAACCTCTACCGATACTTTGGAGGACTTTTATCTTGGACTTTCCTCCTCCTGCAAAAATAATATAGTGTAGGTTTTTAATGTTAATTCCAGTTGAGAATATTTTCGAAATGGCAACACATATAACATTGTTCTCTATTTCCATAATTTTCCTAATTTCTTCTCTTTTTTCTACTCCCATTTCTCCTGTTATATAAAATATTTTCTTATCTTTCAGTGTACTATTTAACAATTTATAAATTGTTTCACCGTGTTCAAGATAATCCACAAGAATCAAGGCGTTGTTTTGACAATTTGCTGATAGTTTTTTGATGGTTTGATTTCTAAATTGACTTTCGATGAGAAAATCTATTTCTTTTTTATAATTATCAACCGCATTTCCAAACCCAAAGTCTCTAATAGGTTTTTTCTTATAATAAAGTTCTATAACTTGAGCTATTGCTGGAACAACGTGTTTGTCTTTTCGAAGTTCATAGCTTTTTCTTTGGAAAATAACTGGGCCTAGTTTTCCAATAATTGTCCATTGGTCAATTTTGTCTTCTGGTAATGTTCCAGTAAATCCAAACTTGTGATTTGTTTGACACGTTTCAATTATATTTGTGATCTCGTTGGATTTTTTAATGTGGTGACACTCATCTACGATCAAAATATCAATGTATTTCAACCAATCGATGTCACTGTTCTTGGATTGAAGAATTGCTGTTGTACAAATAACAACATTTTTAGACATATCCAAACTATCGTCACCTGTCCACTTGGAGCAACCAAATGGAACAGAGTATTCCTTGAAATCACTGAATGTTTGTTCAACAAGACTTCTATTTGGAACAATCAAACAACATTTAAAATAATTATTCAGAGTATAGACTTTCGATAGAAGTGAAGCCATCGTAAGTGTTTTTCCTCCAGCGGTTGCAAGAAGAACTGTACCTCTCCCATGATTAAGACATTTATCTACAATTTCCTTTTGATAATCACGCAGAGTTAAAGCGAGCGGATATTCACTTAAAGAGAAATTTGAATTCAATCTCCAGTCATATGCCGATGGATTAACATCCTTGAGAAGATCGTCATCAACTTTGATTTTATCGAGAGGATAGTTGGTGTTATTTTTAAGATACTTAAAAATCTCAGATAATAAACAAGGATCGAATCTACCTGTTCCAGTTATTGCATATTTTCTAGAAGGAGCAAATCTGTTTCTTGCAAACTTAGCTGCATCATTTTTTACCGAGAAGTGTTCTTTGACTTCATCAAAAAACTCTCCAGTATAAACGCCTTTTTTCTTTTTATCGTCGTAACCAAAAACTATCATGTTGTTTCAAGCTGAACAATCTTCACGATGTTCCCGATATCGAAACTCATAGATGACATGACTTTTTCGACTCTTTCAAGAAAATCTATTAAATTATAGTTTTCTTCGATTTTATTATCTATCTCAATAACAGATTCATGTTTTTCAGCTAGACTTTTCAAAACAGCATTTGAAACAGTGGATATTGACTCTTGTTTCAATTTTTCCATAATAATGGAAATTTGCTTCTTTTTGTCTTTTTCCAGTTTGTTTACAGAATTTTTAGCAAGAATAAGCCTAGTGACCCATTTAGCTTTCTTTGCGGGAAGCATTAATGCGGATTCTTTGAGATTTATGTCATCCACAACACAATCATCCTTTAGCTCTTCTATGTAGTTTGATAAAGACATTTAAATATTAAATATAATATAACAGAACAATTTAATTTGTCAACACCATGAATTTTAATCAACTTGTAAAATATATTTTAGAGGACAATGCATCTGGCGGTGGGGGTGTTTTTGGTGGAGGGGAATCATTCGGTCATGGTGGGGATGTTGGAAACAGTGATTTCTGGAACACAGGAGATGCTAGAATTCCTTTTGTAATAGGAACATTCAAAAGGAGTAGTGGTAGAGTAAAAAAAAGAAAGAAACGTAAAAATGTTAAAAAGAAGAAAGAAAAATAGATTTAAGTGTTAATTATATGTGAAAATTTTTTATCTTTCATAAAATCGTAAACTTCTTTGGCTATTAAGTCATAAAACGAACAAGCTATTGATTCAGTATATCCATCTTTAAGTTCATCTATCGTAAAAAAACAAAAATCTGCTTTGTATTTTTTCTTGATATAGTCTTCTAAATTTAGAATTGTTTCACCATTCGTTTCAATTAAAAAAATAATTTCTAATTTAATTTCCGATGCTTTCAATATTTTTCTTTTTCTATCATTAAAATTATTACTTATACCAATTTTTAATCCAATTTTACCGGACTTGTGTATAATTTTGTGAATATAAAAAAATCCAGTTTTACTTGTATTAAAACCTCTTTTGCAACAACGTGGACAACCACAGTTTCCATTTAAAACAGAATCGGATTTGGTAATCCAGTTTTTATTGCAAATTCCACATTTAAACTCCGTCTTTTTTGGGTTTTCTTTATCCCTAAGATTTACTAAAAAAATATTTCTGCCTTTTAATCTTGTATTTACAATGTCTTCGGTTAATTTTGTTTTTCCAGTGCATTTGGGGCATTCGTATTTTGAATTTCTAAAAACCCTAATGGGTGGTATAAAAAGATCATGTCCACTAAGACATTTCATTTTAACATCTTTATCAGTTTTTTCAATAATTTCAGACTCATTTACAATAAAGCCTCGTTTTTTTAAAAAAAATTTAAATTGTTCATCTGAAAGAAGCCACCTTCTTTTTTTAATTCCATGGTTGCAATATACGCAACAATCACCTGAAATTATTTTTATAGCAGTGGTTTTCCATCTGTAACCACACTTGCATTTCGCTTTAATTGTGTTTTTGATTCTTTCTTCTATTTCTATAGATTCTTTTAAACAAATATCATTTAAACATTCTAAACAAAATATTCTTTTACGTGTATTTTTTAAATTAAATAAATTAGAATGTTTATTTTGACATGTTGCTTTAATATCATGATCTAAAATTTCAATATTAGAAAAATTGTTTTTATTCAATTTTTCTATCAATTTATTCACACTAGATGATTTATAAGTCCTCTTTGTTTTAGGTTTACATTTTAAACATCTTATAACATTTTTTCTTCTCATGCAACTTGGCACAGATACTTCTAACACCGAAAAACAATGCAAACACTTTGTTTTTTGTTTTTTAATCTTACGATCATATTTTTCCAATAATAACAATCCAGCATCTTTTAATTTTTGATTGACCGTATCTGTATCAAATATTGTTTGATTGCAATATTTACATTTTCTTTTTTTGTATAAAACATTACTAGGAATATTTTGATAAATATGTCCATTTTCACACTTCAGTTTGCATTTTTTGTGAAAACCCGTGTAATCAGAAAAAATAGACCATCCTAAATCTTTTATTTTTTCATTTACTTGTTCTATTGTTATCATGTATCTTTTCTAAAGAACTTTCCACCAATATTATCATTGTAATATTTTTGATTTTCTAAAACTGAATTCATAAATAAATATTTCATCTCATAGTATGTCAATTGTTTACAAGTTTTACATATATGTAAAATTTCTTTTTCTATAATATGTCCGTTTTTTACGTCATTTTTTAAATCTTTATTAGAACCACAATACGTTTTCCAATCACTTTCTTTTTTTATTTTTTTACTTTTCCCATTTATTTTTCGTTTTAAGCTATGATATAAAAATTTTTTTCCAATATAAATTTTATCATTTATTGTATTATATATTTTGTAAACAAAACCAAAAGAATCGTTTGGAAATTCATCTATCGTTTTTATTTCGGCGTTTTGATATTTCCACATAAAGTTATTTAGTATATTTTGTTCTAAAAAATGAACAAAAACATTTACTTTTTGAAGTTTGTTAAAAAACAACAGAAGGTTAAACCATATTTTTTGAAAATATTTTCATTCAGACCACTTGACTTTTGGTATACCTCTGACTAAAATACTCTGTCGGCGATTCAATATGTTCTATAATTAAATATAATATTAAAATATAGAATACAGAATTTAGAGATTGTATTTTTTTTCTTAAAATTTGTTAATTTCTTGAAAGAGGAAAACTTTTTATTTGTTTTTAGAAGCTGTTTAAAATTCATACAAAATGTTCTACGAATACATTCATTTTAACACATTATTTGTTGAAATCAAAGAAGAAATAACAAAATATTGCAATAAATTTGATTTTGAATTTGAAAAATGTAAAATCAAAACAAAAAAAGAAATTTTGATTCATTTTTCTGTTTTAGAGATTTTAAAACAAATTGAAAAAAATAAGAACAAGAAAATAATTGTTTTATTTGATTCTTCATTCTGTGATGAACTTTATAATAGTTCCTTCAAACAAATATCCAAGATTCTGTTTATTCCTGTGTTTTTCTGTGATTCAAATGAAATAACAAATGGATTGAAAAAAGAAATCGATTTAAAAGCAGAAGAATTCTACAATTCTAATATTTTTACACAAAAAAGATTAAAAAAACATCTTTGCAATGAAAAAAACAAAGAATTATTTGAAAAAATAGTTTCTGTTAAATCTTTAAGGTTTTTTCAAAAAGTTCTGAATTAAAAAGTGATATCTAAGATATCATCATCCTTTATATAATTTGTCATAACTTGAACCAAGGTTTTCAATGCATCCTTCGCATTGTTTTCATTGATATCTCCAATGTCAACAATTTTTTGTTCAAATTCAGGTTTAATTCTTTCAACCATAAGAGCTTTAGCTAAAAGTCTAACCAAAGAAACCATTCCAATTGATGACAATGCTTCAGTTTGTGGTTTTTGTTCTTGTATTTCAGGAACAGCTGTTGGTTGAGCTTGGTCTGGAACTGCACCTTCTGGTGCAACAGGAGGTTGTTCAGGTTGCTCTTGCTCTGTTATAATTTCCCTATATGCCCTATTTAATAATGTGTGAAATGTGCTCATAATTTTTCAGTTTCTTTTAAAATTTCCAAATTAAAAATAATTCTACGTAATACTTTTTCATTCACATGTCTTCCTTCTCCATTTAACATGTCTGTGATTTTAGAAACAACAATCATATCATTGGAGAAATCATCCATTGGACCTTTGACTTGTTTTTCATAACTGTCATATTCCATAACATTTTTAACAGATAAAAGATAATCGGAAGCTTTAACTAGTTTTGATAACATCCATGCTTCCATTTTAGTTGAACAGTCAACTAAAGATAACAACATGTCTGCTGTTTTTTTGATTGAATATATTTCAGATTTAGCCATATCCAAATTATCATTGTGATGCGAATTACCTTCACACTCTTCGCAATTCTCTTCTTCATCCTCTGGAATTTCTTGTTGTTGGCAATTTCCAGTTTCACATGGGCATTTTTCCCTTTCCATGTCTGCTGAATTTACAGTATTCGCCATTTGCTGTGCTGATTGAGGATTTTCTGGTATGGCTGGTGCTGTGAATTGAATTTCTTCGTCTTCTTGATTTGGATTTGTTATAAGAACGTTTTGTGGAGCTTGTGCAGTTCCCAAGTTCATCTCCATTAAAACTTGTTCATATGCTTTGGAAAGCTCTATAAGACTTGATTTACGTGTCATAAGATTATTTAGTTGTTGGAAGATAAATAAATTCGTTATGAGTAATTTTGATAATTTAGTAAATTCAATTTTGGAAGAAGCTGCCAAATGTACAGGGCCAACAAAAAAAGCATCAAGTGATAGAAAGGGAAAGAAATACATGCGTTGCGTAAAAAACCCCAAGGGAGGTTACAAAAGGATACATTTTGGGCAGGCTGGTGTGAAAGTAACTGGAAAATCAGGTAACACTAAGAGAAAAAAGAGTTTCCGTGCAAGACATGGCTGCTCCAAGGCAAAACCAGGAACCGCCAAGCACGAAGCTTGTAAGTTATGGTAATCATATGAATTTCAACGATCTATACAACTACATTTTGGAAAATACCCTTGGACTTGTTGAAAATATTGATATTGAAGGTATCGGAATAGTCAAAGCAAAAACAGATACTGGAAATTCTGCTCACAATGTTCTACATGGTATTATTCAAGGTAAGGATTCTGGAAAAGTCACATTCCAAACAATTGATAACAAAGTTGTCACATTACCATATGAAGATGAAATAAAAATTCACATTGGTTCAGGAAACAAAGAAGATCGTCCAGTTGTAAGATTTAATGTATCAATAAACGGTGAAAAATATTCAAATGTTCCATTTTCAATCGCAGATAGAAGTGAAAATGAATACAAGGCACTTCTTGGTGAAGAATTCATAAAAAGCAATGGTGGTCTTGTTGATGTGACAAAAGAGGATTGATTATTTGCATTTCCGCAAAAATTCGTTATTATCAAAAGATAATGAAACACAAAAGATTCACAAATTTTTATACTTGGTTTTTAGAAAGGGAAGAAAAAGAAAAAGAACTTCTGTTAAATGAGGGTTTAACAAAATCTTTTCCTGTCGATATTCTTATTAAAGATATATCTAGAAGATATGCAAAAATTGAATATGATCAAAAAAACGGAAATTTCTTTGTGGATGAAATCCCCTTAAAACATAAGGAAGCATTAAAAAGAAAACTTGATTCTTATGGTTATTTTATTGGGGATGAGCAAATTGATGATAAAGACCCAAGTATTTTCAGTGCTCTTGTGGAACCTAAGTTTCCAACAGAAATTCCTTTTTCATATTTACATGACAAGATAAAGTATTGTTATCACATTACAAGTGACAAATATATTGAAAAAATTAAGAAAATAGGACTCATTCCAAAAGAATCAAATAGAGAATTCTACCAAACTAGTGGAAATCGTATTTATTTTCTCATATCCGATGATCCAAAAAATGATATTCCTCTTTTAAAAAATATGATTTTATCTGATGATAAAAGGAAGTTTATTTTAAAACAACCAAAAAAATATTATCTTTTACGTATTAATTTTCATGAATTGAATAATGATATTGTTTTTTACCGTGATCCTCGTTTGATTCCGGATGGACCATTCAAAGGACAAGGTATTTTCACACTAAGAAATATATCTCCAGATAAAATTGAGTTTTTAGGTGAAGTTTAAAATTAAAACCCCAAAAAACATAAATAATATTGTGAAATTCTTGAACCTATTGGAAAAAGCAGTTAAATCCATAAACCTTCAAAAAGTCCGCATCAAGGTTGATCCTATGTGGTCTGAGAAGCTTGGTATCATGAACTCACCTCATTATGAAGGATATATATTACAAGAGTGTGGTGGAACAGAATTCAAAGTCTTTATCATCAACACTCCTTCAGGAATTAACCCTATTCAAACTGTCTCTAAATCTCATTTGGAGCCTATGGATGTCGAGACTCCGCAAGAAGTTGAGAAAGTTTCAAAATTCAATGGCTCAAGATTATCAGTCTTTAAGAAGCACCTTGTTGAAAAACTCAAAGAATTAGGA